AGACTGGCGAACTGCTACAATCTATGATACCAGATTCTATATTCGTATCCGGCAAGATGAAGTCTAAGGACCGAAAAGAAGAATATAAAGAAGTACAAGAAGTAGATGGCAAAGTTATTATTGCAACTTATGGCGTAGCATCCACCGGTATTAATATTGTGCGAATATTTAATCTGGTATTATTTGAAGCTGGTAAAAGCTTTGTGCGTGTTATACAAAGTATCGGACGTGGTATTCGTGTTGCACCAGACAAAGATTTTGTTAATGTATACGACTTGTGCTCAAACTGTAAGTATAGCAAGACACACTTAACAAAGCGAAAGAAATTTTATAAAGAGGCGGAATATCCGTTTACTGTACAAAAAATAACATACTAATGATTGTTAATACACAGATATCATACGGCTATGCTGAATTGATAAAAATATTCTTTAAGGCAAACGAGCTCGATGTTCATATCCAAGATATGACTGCATACCCGTACGGTAAGATAATTTTGCATTATGTGGATGGCTCAGACACAGCAATCACCATTACATTTATGTCAATGAAACATCTTGGCTTTGAAAATATGTTATGCGATTATCTAATCAAATGTGGCATACCTGCTGCCTCGATACCAATCGGCAGTGCCACTCAGAAAAGAGATTTACAAGAGCTTGATCGCAAATGGGAAGAACATAGAAAACATATGGGTTTTAGATGAGATCTGTACGCACACTATTACATAAGTTTGATAAACCTGGGTTCAGAATATTTCTAGACGGTATTGGGTTACCGGAAGTAATAGTCGGTGACTACGAACACATAGACAGTGGATGGTACAAACAAGAGTGTATCTGCTATGCGTATAGTGAGAAATCCGTCGAAACAGTTGCTATTCTGACTCATATTACGCTAAAATATGGTAACTTAGGCAACGCATATACTGAGTATATAAGAGACATATATAATTCAGAATTAAACCAGCCTACCTTTAATTGGACCCCTTAATGAATATTTTAACAAACGACAATGTGGCATATAACTTAGATAAGGTGCCTAACGAAATAGAGGATATTAGATACTGTGTATTAGATTACTCAGATCCGAAAAATCCCGACTATTTCTTTATTCCGCTTATTTTCTTGGAAAGCTTTTACGCACCAGCAGTTGTATTGCAAATCGACAAGTATAAGATTCAAATGCCACTTGATTGGTCTATACTGGTGTGCGATGACGCATACAGTGATTTAGAGATTATGCCACTTACAAGTCTAAACGACCGTGGATTCCATACAATGGTCTATAATCCACTTAGGCATATGGTTCCGCGCCCTAAAGAAGTGATGATTACAAATGTTTATGCAGAAGTAAAGTGGTTCTTCCCTAAGTTAAAACATGGAAATATTTTAGTAGTGCCATTAGAAGACGGCCCTTTCCCTAACTGCGTATTATTTGTTAAAGATGTAAATAAACTACCAGAAGTAATTGATATTGGGGCATTATTTGAATGAACACCGAGGAGAATGTAGTGAGTTCTAACGAAAGTGATTTAGTATACAGACTCAGGAAGCGTGCCGAAATTCGTCGGCAGATACCGTCGCGTAAAAGCGTGCAAGAAGGTGCGCCTGACCGTATTGCTGATCTGCTCGAAGAAGCTGCATTAGAGATTGAGGCATTACGTAAAATAAGTACAGAACATAGTTGGACAATAAATCCGGATAGGATGGGCCAATGACTGATAATGTAGGTGATTGGATAAACAATTTCTTTGAGCTAAATCCAGATGCAGATAGGTTTGAAGAAGATGTAAAATCTAAGAAAAAAGAAAGCACACTAACTCTTGCTATGGAGTTGCCGGCTATGGATTTCAGGGATAGGGATTTTTATCAGAACCTATCCGAAGAACATAAAAAAGAAATCAGTTTATGGATTTTAATGAGATACATGAGTTCATCGCAAAATGCTGCCGAACAGCATTTAACTATTGTCAATGATGTAGTAAATACAAATTTTGCTGCGTTATCTAAGCACCCAGAATTACAGTGGAAATTACTTGCTCTATGCGGTACAGGTAAGAAACAATTTCACCCGTGGATACCGCCCGGTAAGAAAGCTAAAAAGAATAGACTCGAGGAAGCATTAATTCAATTCTTTCCATTAATGAAAGATGACGATTTAGAAATGTTACAGCAGATTAACACAAAAGAAGACCTTGAACAATTTTTTAGGGATAATGCATTCGATGACAAAACCATTAAAGAAATCTTCAAAGGCGACACTAAAGGAAAGTAGTAAGAAAGTGATCCAAGCATTTGAATGCAAATACTGCGGAACTAAATTTCACAAGGAAAGTACTCTATCAACCCATATGTGCGTTAAGAAGCGCAGACATATGGAGATAGAGTCCCCTGCGTCACGATTTGGGTTTAGGACTTTCCAAAGATTCTACGACCTAACAACTACATCTAAGAAGCCAAAGACTATACAGGAATTTATAGATAGCCCGTACTATATAGATTTTGTTAAGTTTGGAAATCATCTTGCTAACTTAAAACCAATCTATCCAGACAAGTTCATCGACTCAGTAGTTCGCGGTGGCATAAAGTTAAAAGACTGGACTAACGACATGGTGTATTATATGTATGTCGAAGACTTGGTTAAGAAGGAACCTGCTACTACTGCAATTGAACGTACTATTGCAGAAATTATAGATTGGTCAACTGCAAATAACACGGAGTTTAATGACTTTTTTAGCCAGATTTCGGCAAATGAAGCAGCACACTTAATCCGTGCCGGTAAGATCAGCCCGTGGGCATTATACCTATGCGAATCTGGTGGTTCACTAATGGACAGGTTTAATGAAGATCACTCTAAGATTATTGGTGCTATAATTGAGCCCAGTTTTTGGATGAGAAAGTTTAAGAAAGATGCTGACGAAGTAGAATACATTCGCAGCATATTAGATCAATCGGGCTTATGATTACTGTTCCTGTTGGCTACGATAAACGTTCTCCACTATTTGTGTATCTCGGGGACGAGTACAGTCGAGGTACACTATCCTTTTATGTAGACGGCAGCAACTATGCATTTACATTTTACGACCCAGAAGATGAAGTTGCTTTTATTTTAAAGTTCGGGAACCAGTTTTTATCATTTGCAGATGATGCTGGGGTGTACTATTGCCCGTATATTCCAGCGGGTATTAAATAATGGCTGCTATTATATCTTTGCGCGATATAGGGTACAGAGAAGAGTTGTGGGCGTGGCTTATGCAAAACATACAGTATGAAGATTATCTTATTGATAATGTGTCACTAACATTTATTAACGACGATGATGCAACTGCGTTTTGTCTAAGGTTTGGTATGCAAACTGCAACACAAAATCCAGAATTGTTGAATAGGAAAAGGGAGTAATATGGCACGCATAGTCACAACAGACGTCGATATTGACTGTATTGGTAGAGAAAAAATCCTAGAAGGGCTGGAATGTGTCTATGGGCGCATTGACCGAGCCGATGACAAGTTTGAGAAACACCCAACTGGCGTTTATTTCCAGAATATTCCGCGTGACCCAACTACAAACGTATCCACAATAGATCACCGCATTGCTAATGATTATGGTTATTTTAAGATTGATTTTCTTAATGTGAATATGTATGAAGGCATTAAGAGCGAACAACATCTACTGGACCTATTAAATAAAGAACCGCCGTGGGATTTCTTTCAGTATGAAGAAATTACTGACAAGTTATTTCATTTAAAAGGATACGGGCATTTATTGCAGAGATACCAACCAAAATCTGTCGAAGATGTTGCCATGATACTTGCCATGATTAGGCCAGCCAAGGCCTATTTGCAAAATGCAAGCTGGGATAAAGTATGTGCCGAGATATGGGATAAGAGTTTAGATAGAACAGACTATCACTTTAAAAGATCGCACAGCATATCTTATGCACTTGCGGTGATTGTAAATCTAAACTTATTAATTGAACAACTGTCTAATGAGTTTTAATCAGCTTTCCTAATAAGCTGTATTTGGCGCTTCTTAATTCTTTTGCGCATAATGTTGTTTAGGCTGGTAACAGATCCAAACATTATTTCTATGTCTTTGTTTACTACTGTCTTTAGGCAGTATCGGAAATCATGCATTTGTCCTTGCAAAAATATATTGATTGGCAAGAGTCTGTTACTTTCCCACCACCATGTTTCCCCAAGTTCAAGAAAAGCTCTCTTTTCCTCTGGCGTTCGTATTGATTCATAGTCGTAAAAACTTATGATTTTGTCGTCAGAGTTCTGAATAATGCCAATGTATTCAAACGTTTGGCACCTCAAACCGCTTAAGAACGGGAATTTTTCTTTGATTTCTTCTAAATTTATCATACCAACTTATTTATATGAATCCTGCAGAAGAGAAAATATTTTTGATGCTGTTTGTGATAAATATGTAAAAAGGTGGGCATAAATGGATATCACATTTAATAAAGTATATATGTACGATCATGTTCGTCAGCTATTAGCTGTCGGCGACACCTTCTGCAACTGCAAGGACAACGGCCCAATGAATAAAAACCCAATCAAAGCTCATAAGGGAATAGATAATAAAATTATGTTTAGGGCATTAGGTCCTGACCGCGTTCCTTATGATATTTCTTGCAATCAGCAAGTGTATGCGCGTATTATGGACCCCGATAACAGGAAAGTTGTATTAGAGAAATTATGCAGATTAGGGCCTGCAAAGGGTCTTATATCGCTGGAATTAGACAGCGGAGATATAGCAATTATTGCACCAGGCCTATATAACATGGTACTAATCAGAACAGAAGATTTTGTTGCAGGTGTTGCAGACTATTATATTGAAAAACCACTGTACAGCGATATGAATGACAATGTTGCTATGGAAATAGAAATCACTGAACAGGCATTTAAGGCTCCACTTAATAGTATTACATTTGAACCAAAAGACTGGACACCGGACATTAACATCGGTCAATTCGGGCCACCTACTCCATCATTTTATACCGGCCGTATACCTGGCGGGCGTGTCCTGAACCACATTAACTCTGTGCATTCATTCTCTACCTATACGCAGAACTTTACGGGCATATTAGAAATTTGGGGTAGTTTAGAAGAGACACCAGACCCATATCAATCATCAGCACGATGGTTCAAAATATACCCTACCTCTATGTCTAATGATATTGAATTTATCGGGTACACCGGAACTCAAGCGTGGACATTTGCTGCAAACTTTATGTGGCTAAAGTTTAGGTATATTCCGTCTACCCAGGTATTAGATCCAGGCGCATTGCTAAAACTTATAGTCCGTACATAATATCGGTTTTCGTTGACTCTGCTGCACAACGCAGCTATAATAGTAGTATGATCATAGATATCCTCAGGGATGCCATACTTGCTAATATAGGTGCCCTAAAGCCTGCCCCTAAAGGCTGGCATAAACGTAACTGCCCACTCTGCCACACACAGGGGCATGGTCACGATACGCGTCATAGGTTTGGTATACAATTTAATCCAACATCCATTGCAATGAACTGTTTTAATTGCGGGTTCTCTGCAGGGTATACTGAAGATAAGGAACTCTCAAAATCGTTTAAGTTTTTCTTGAAGCAGATTAACATAGATGACGATTTTATTAAGCATATCGAATTTGATATCTTTAAGAAGAAGAATAGCATTCAGTCTATACGGGACGGCGAAACTGCTGTTGTAGATATAGAAACAAAGTTTAAAAATCTGTTTAGTAAGTGGAAGCCAATGCCACTTCCTGACGATTCTATGCCTATAACAAGTTGGTTAGACGCAGGTTTAGATGATCCGGAATTTTTGCGTGTTGTAAACTATGCACTGAACAGAAAGATTTACGATTTAGATAATTTTTATTGGTCGCCACTTACAACACAAAATCTAAATCAACGCATAATAATCCCGTACTATTATAAAAATAAAACAGTTGGGTTTACTGCCAGATTATGCTACGACACTGACGGTAAAGAGATACCGAAATACTATCAACAATCACCAACAGACTTTGTCTATAATATAGACCATCAGCAAGGTTGGTCGCGTAAATATGTTATAGTCAACGAAGGTGTCCTTGATGCATGGACCACAGACGGCGTTGGAATATTGGGCGAAACAAACCAAGCAAAGATTGATATTATAAATAGACTTCAAAAGGAAGTTATTGTTTGCCCCGACCGTGATAAGAAGGGATGGGACTTAGTAAAAGCAGCAATAGATAATGATTGGGCAGTATCTTATCCTAAGTGGGAACCCGGAATCAAGGATGCTGCAAAAGCTGCTGAAAAGTATGGTAGATTACTTACGCTACACTCTATTATTGCATCAGCAGTTTCCGGACGAGAAAAAATAGAATTACACTGGAAAATTGAGCAGGCAGAGCGCTCAAGAAGGACACGATGATTAAAGAAGAAACAAACGCAAGCGAAATAGATGACTACAGCAAAGACATCGAGGATCTATTCATTAGCTTCATGATGAGTAAGCCCGATTTGTTTGTGCGATGCAAGGGTATTTTGAAGTCACAGTATTTTGATGACAAACAGAATAGAGATACTGTTGCATTCATTGAGGGCTACAGTGTTGACTTTTCGGATATCCCCTCTGTGCATCAGATCAAAGCAAAAACGCACAAAGACATTATGCTTATGGAAGTCGATGCTGCAAAGCACGACAACTGGTTTTTGCGAGAGTTTGAAAAGTTTTGCAGGCATAAAGCATTGCGTGATGCTATCCTTGCATCACCTGATTTGTTAGAAGAAGGACGATATGGCGAAGTTGAGTCAACCATTAAGGCTGCGGTACAAATCGCATTGGTCAAGGACCTGGGAACCGACTATTACCTCAATCCCAAAGAACGGCTTGAGGCGATCAGGGAAGGCAAAGGCCAGTGCTCGACGGGGTGGAAAACGGTAGATGAAAAGCTGTACGGTGGGCTCAATAAGGGGGAAATAACAATCTTTGCTGGGCAGTCTGGTGCAGGTAAATCCTTGTTCTTACAAAACCTTGCAGTGAATTGGGCAGAGGCCGGCTTCAATGTAGTTTATCTATCACTTGAACTTAGCGAAAAATTATGTTCAATGCGTATTGATGCAATGCACACAGGGTATGAAACACGCGAAGTTATGCGTAATATTGACGATGTACACATGAAGGTTCGTGCATCGCAAATGAAAAGCAAAGGTAGCTTGCGAGTCAAGCAGTTGCCAAACGGTTGTACATCAAACGATATTCGTGCATTCATTAAAGAGTACGAAATCTTTATGGGGCTAAAGGTAGACTGCATATTAGTAGACTACTTGGATTTAATGATGCCAATGAGTAAGAAGATTAGTGCAGAAAACTTATTCGTTAAGGACAAATATGTAACTGAAGAATTGCGTAACTTAGCGGTAGAGCTGCAAACGGTTACAGTCTCAGCTTCGCAGTTAAATCGTGGATCGTATGAAGAAATTGAATTTGACCCAAGTCACATTGCTGGCGGTATCTCTAAAGTTAATACGGCAGATAATGTTATCGGTATCTTCACAAGTGCAGCAATGAAGGAAGGCGGGCGCTACCAGATCCAGTTTATGAAGACACGTTCGAGCTCTGGAGTAGGGTCTAAAGTGGACTTAGCATTTAACACAAAGAGTTTGCGTATAACCGACTTAGAAGAAGGCGACGACGATGCAGTACAAGCAACATCTAAAAATATTTACGACCAACTCAAGAAAAAGAGCGTAGTTAGATCGGGCGAAAAGCTAGATGTAAGCTCGGGAGAGATTACAAAAATCACGCCAAGGGAAGGTTCTAAGGTGGACGCTATAGAAGGTGCTGCTGGTTTAAGAGCGTTCTTAAAGAAACGTTCATAATAATCACAAAAGTTGATAAATAGCTGAACAAACCGGAGATACTGAATTGTCCATTAATCGTAAAAGCAGATCCATTCTTGAGGAAATTAGCACATATGTACCTCAAAAAAGCAAGGAAGATCTCATTGAGGCACGGGCACAGCATATTATAGTCTCGGCTATAAACTTACTTGAGTCCATAGATGAGAGTTTTACACCCGAGGATGCAGAAATGCTTAAGAAGCGATTTGTGTCAAGCATACGCGGCTCTGATCCAAATAGATTTACTCGCATGGTAAAGCGCATTAAGTTCGGCGACTGCGATGAGGGTGATGACGGGCATGGCGTCTAATCTTACTAAAGACTGGATACAGTATCTTAAAAATAATCAGATTGCAGCACTACAGTCTGACCCTAAATCCGGCAGAATAAACTATAAAAGAAAAGTAACAGCATCTGATGTTGTTAATTTTTTGCAGGTAAAAACAGACTATGACGATAGTGCAATAAACAAAGCTATCGACAAAGTAGTAGGTGCAAGGCAAGGCGCTGAAAAGCAGGGGCAAAATCAGCAAACCGATGCAAATGTTCCAGCAGTGCAAAGGGAGCCGGGTAGTCAATTAGACACAGGAATGACCCCCGGCAGTAATCCAGGACAAGGCCCACATAAGCCACCATTGGCACCACCTAGCGCCCCGAGCAAGTATGCAGGGACTAACCAGGATGCTACAGACGTCGAGCCACGATACGGACCCCGTCCATCACTTACTGGCCCTAAGCAAGCTCTGCCAGCACCAACTACGCAGGCACCATCTAAGAAGCCACACACCGGTGGGAAAAAGAAAGGCGAAGTAAGCCAGACACCAAATGCAATACGTAAGCGCCAGGCTAGGTCTAATAGAAAAGCCGGATTAAACGAAGATTTTGTTGATAACCCAGGCGAGGATCTAAGTGAAAAAGAAGTCGAATCAATATTTAAGATCCTGGCTGGTTCAGAAAAAAGTTCGCAGGATGTTAGTCAGGTTGGAAAAAGAAATACGAAGCTGGACGCACAAAAGGTACGAACAGAAGAAGTAGAAAAATTGAAGAGTGTGATAAGTGATTCTATGTCTGCTGAGCAAAGAAAGCAGTTGTGGGATGCCTTACAACAAACACTAAATGAGGGTTATGCTGATAAAAGCGATGTTAGACAAATATTTAACTACCTAAGTAAAGAAAACTCACACCGTAACTCATCCATTGACATAGGCAGTTTGCAAAAAGCATGGGCATCAGAGGGTTACCCAAATGATACAGGCGATATTGCACGAATATTAACAAAATTTGGATTCGATGAACAAGCAATAGAGTCAGCCTTTGTTAATGTACTCGGCAATGATTATGATACTGATGACGAGCAAGAACAAGATGATACTACACAACCAAGTGACGCTGTATTAAAAATTGCTGATTATATAAAGCGTGCAGGTTTAACGGACGAAATCGTTGCATTTATGCAGGAAAATTTTGGCAAAGAACTTACTGCAGAGCCAAAGCAAGGCATGTTTAAGCGTGCAATGAATTATGGCAAAAATTTGTTTAAAAGAAAAGCAACTGCCGAAGATGTACGCCAGATATTTACAAATATTCTAAAAGAAGAAAGACGTGGCCTATCGGGAATACTTAAGCAAGAAGAGCAAAAACAGTTGGGGCGCAATAAAAAATGAGATTAGACGAAATTACTTTATCTGATGTGTTGAAATCCGACCAATACGTTACATTGTTGCGGAGGCTGAAAACAGATGCCAAAGACGACATTAATGTAACAAGAATTAAAAACCGGGTTATACAGTCGTGGAAGAAGGGGTTAACATCTCGTAAACACTACGGCGACCTACTTAACACAATTAACATTAATATCGGCGATCTTATAGATAAATGATAAATAAATGTATGAATAGGATAAACCTATCACAATTTAAGGAGTTATTATTATGACAACAAAAGTAAATGGCGCAGCTTACCCAGGCGTATGGGTTGAACGTAAAGTTGCATTCGTTAAGTTAACATTCAACAAAGACATCAAGGCTCTTGCAGCCGCTGATCTTACAGTCCTTGGCTCAGCTACACCAGCTGGTGCAGGTACTGTTGCTGATTCAGTGTTTGGCGTTGTAGAAAGCGCAATGGTTCAGGCACTTAAGTCGCTTGAAACTCGTGCTACTGTTCTTGCAATCAGCGAGTACGATGCTGCTGGTTTTGCAGTTGACGTTATGTTAGGCAATGCTGAAGGTTGGTTCGCACCTTTAACAGACGGCGTTATCGCTACAGCTATCCCTGTTGCTGGCGCTCAAGCAGTTGTAACAACAGCTGGTGCAGCACCTACAGCTACAGTTGGCGCTCTTGTTGGCGTTGCAGCTGGTGCAGTAACATTCGATATGAACTTTGTTTATATGAATGGCACAATGGCTGATGCTACAGGCGCTAACGGTGCTATCGTTTCTGGCCCAGGTTCCACATCTGGTGCATACCCAATGAACAGCCCAACAGGTACACCTGGTTTCTACCCAAAAGCAGTCTAATTTTATTATTAGCAAATCAAGAAAGCAGCTTCGGCTGCTTTTTTGTTGACTAAAATTTATCTAATGTGATAAATAAGTACAATTGTAGGAGATTACAAAATGACTTTCAAAGTAAACGGTGGTATCATTAATGAACAAACATTAACAGGTAGCCTTAGATATTTTAAAATGACTGGCCCATTTGCGTGGACAGTATCCAATGGTTCGGTTAACTTACCTGTTTCTGTTTCCGGTGGCGAAATTACAGCAACAACATATTTTGTTGTAGGTAATGATAGACCTGTTCCTAACAGTGCAGCAGAATATGCGTTGCAAGAAATTTCTAAGCAATGTAGTATTGTTGTTATGTCTGTTCAGCCAGCAACATACGGCGCTACAACACAAATTCACTTTGCTATTTCGGCATCAGCAGTGGGCTGGGGTGCAAATGACCCACTAACAACAGCAGCTGAAATGCAAGCAGCGGTGCAAGCATTAGGTAATAAGACAGTTTATGTTTCGGTAGGTGCAGCAAATCAAGCGACACCACCTGTCACAGCAGTAGCTAACTTAGGTACTGTTGCTATTGTTGAAGTCCCGTTCAAATTGGCTTAAACAGCACTTAGAAGAGTAGGGCCCGCGTGGCCCTTTTCTTTTGGCCACGCGATCTACTTTTCTTGATAAATATGTAAAATATTCGAGGATTACCTTTATGCCAATTAGAACGAACGGTGGCGTCTTTAATGATCAGATGTTAACTGGTTCTCTGGTACACTATGTTGTATGCGGAGCAGACTTCAGCGGCGCCATTAATAGTTTCGGGCAACCAGTTCCGTTCTCGTGCGCAGAAATTATATTCAACCGTATTGAATCTGGTGCATACATAGATATAATGAACCCAAACCAATATAATCTATCGTTTGCACTCGAGTCTGACAGATCTATTTGGAACGAAGCATCATTGCAAATAATGATACAGTCACTTGGTACTGATGTAGGTGTTGATCACATAAATTGCACATTGCTGACAGTTAAAGAAGTTCCGTATATTTGGTCATGCTGTACAGGTAGCGAGAGCTTCCTTGATTTAACTGATACTCCTGCTACATATGCTGGTTCAGCTGGTTATGTTGTAACCGTAAATCCTACTGCAACAGGCTTAATTTTTACACCAGGTGGCGGTGGTTCTGGCAACACATTCTCGACAATAGCTGTACCGACACAGCCATCTATTGTTGCTGTAGGAAATGACACACTAACTTTCTTACCAGGTAGTAATGTTGTTATAACAACAAATGCACTTGCAAAAACAGTAACCATAAATTCAACTGCTGGAGTAGATTATGTGCCTGTGCCTACAGGGACAACGTTAGATTTCAGCACAAAGTATTTTGTAACAGGGCCGTATGCTGTATTACCTACACCGTTGTCTTTTGTTACACTACCGCTGGGAACAGGATCTGGCCGAGCCGCAGGAACATCTGTTATTATATCTAAACCAGCAAATAGTACCGGGCCTATATCGTTGCTTGTTAATACACAAGGTGCAGATCTTATATCAACTGACTTAGGCTCAACAAATTCTGTTGAGTTTGATGCTACGCAAGAAATTATACTTATATTTGACGGTATATCGACATGGGAACTTCAGATTGGTTCTATAAATTAATAAAACCCAGCTAAATAGAATACAAGGACAACGAATGCCAATTAAAATCCACGGTGCCGCATCAGCAATGCAGAATTTAACTGCTGATTTGCAATATTATGTATGCTATGCATCCTCGCCCGGCGCATTTACGGACCCAAATCCTAATCCACCGCCCTCACAGGAGTTGGCGCGCCTGCTTAATATACAGGTTACCGGTCAACCACTAGACGAAAGTCAGAAAAACTTCGAAGTTTTGCTAATGAGCATAGGGTTAAGAGCCATGCCTGTTATTCTTGCTGACCCTATTGCTGTATTTCAGCTAGCAGATTACACATTAGAGCTATCAGGTGAGGGGTTTATTTGGAAATTTGCAGTAGAGCGAGGAGTTCAGTTTTATAACTTTACACCGTACGGCTCACCTGGCCCAGTGGGTCTATTAGTAGACGACTTAGATGGAGTAATCCTTCCGAGTGGTGTAAGAGTGACAACAATAAATGGTAGCCCAACGGGCTGGGCAAAGAATATTGCCTTTTCAAGAATGGAGTTTGCATAATGCTCAGACATAACCCAAAGATTGTACAACTTATGTACGAAGATGTAGTAAACAAGTTAGTTACCTCTAAGGGAATAACTTTGCAAGAAGCAAGACAGGAAATTTCTAAGATGTCTTTTATACAGTATATGAGATTATCAGAAGCTAGTGCAAATATTACACCACCATCCGGCCAAACAATAGGCCCATCGTCTGGCGCAATAAGCCCATCAGCAACTACTCAGAGTTCACAGACAGCGCCAAAAAAAGCGCAAGTTATGTGGAATGGCCCTGGTTCCCCTATTGAACAAGGTATGACTGTGGGGCTTAAAGGCCCTAATGGCATGCCTGTTGCAGGTGAGATTACACAAGTAGATACAAGTGCAAAGGGCGTAAGGGTTAAAAATCCAACAACAGGTCAAGACGAGTGGCATGGCAATGATGATTTGCAACCATTTGTGGGTGGCAACACTGTTCCCGGTGCAACAAATCAAGCTGCAGGTCTACAGCAACAGCAAATGGCAGAAGATCTAAAAAGAATGAAACATCTTGCAGGTATTGCAGAAGACGCAAGTGGTGGAGCATCCTGCGCTGGCGGCATTGCTACTGCACCTACTGCAATGGGCAATGTTAAGCGTAGACAAGCTGTAGAGGAAGGACCGTCAGAGGAATACACACCGGAAGTTGCAAAAACAGTTGCAGGTGATACAAAACCTAATCAGGCCTCCGGCAGACTATCGGCTAACTTAGCGGCGCGTGGTAAAAAAACAGCAGCAAGAACAAACAACGGATTTAAAAAATAATGGAAAGACCCGAACTCCTTAGTAGATTAAATAAGGCCACTGATAAAGCGGCATCTTATGCTATTCAGCGGGGTTTACCTATACCAAGTAAAAAATCCGGTATATGGGTGGGTAATACATTTATTAAGAAGAATAAAAAAGGCTTCTACGATATATTTACATTAGATAAAGAGCGGTTATTTAGCGATATTATGGTATTTGATGTTGCTACAATTATATCTCAGCGTTATACGAATGGCGAATTTAAAACTATCGAAAAGGTATTAGCGCTCGAATACATATATGCTAAACACCACACTGATATGCTGCATTATTTGCACTGTATACGTGCTGCTAAAATGCGCCATGATTATGATACGATGGCGATTTTAGAAGATAAATTTCAGATATCAGAGATGCGTGCTAAGAAGACACGGGATAGTATCTCTGTTTTTAAAAGAGTTAAATAGCCGATCAGAATGATAAATACTAAAAACAAAACTTAATAGGAACGGTTTATATGCTTTTGAACGATATTGGTAGAGTCCCGACTACTACACTGAAGAAGATAAATCAGCATCTTGAATCTAACTATGGATTTAAGATTACTGAAGATGCTCAAGATCACGACTTAGTAGCAATCATGGAGACAATCCAGGGCGAAATTACTGATTTAAAAATTAAAGGCGATGATGCCAAAGGCTCACCAGAGATATCTAAGAGATTATTAGTGTTAGAGGGACTAAAGACATTGCGAGAATTTGCCATGTTACAATTCCAATCACCTAAACTCGAAATGGTAATCCAGGGGATGGTTAGTTTTGTTGTGGATACATTCCATCACGCTGGTACAAGCATGGCTGACTTTGATGAAGCAATGAAAGATGCAATGAAAGTCTATCGTTCTAGTAAATATCGCTTCCCAGATGATTACATTGAGCAACGTGTTCGTAGCGCAGCAATGGCCCAGCTAGGTTCAGCTGATGAAGCAGCGCCTATGATGGAAGATGCTGAGGCTGACATGGATGAAGAGTCCACTGTAGCACAAGGTGATGCTGAAATGAATGGCTTAGAAGAAACGGTCGGTGGCGCTGATCGTGGGCAAGAATTTGTACCACACCCGCACGCACCTATGCCAGCCCAACAAGCATCAAGAAAACCAAAACAACCAAAAGATCAAGTCCCTGTTGTGCGCAACCCGCACACCGGAGACTGGCAAGAAGACCCATTTGCTGCAAAAGCGGCTGCAAGAAGAAAAGGATTAGCAATGAGAGAAAATATGAACTTAGTAAAAAATCTACGCCACTTACTTGAAACAGAAGTAAGCCAGGCCGAAGTTATGATGGCTGCAAAGGGCTTTGCTCAGGAATTGCAGGAAATGGTTGAGAAGATTGGCCGTCTACAGAACGAAGATCTTCCACCTGTGACAGATCAAATGCGTGAAACATATGGCATGGAATCAGCATCTGCATTCCAAACACAAATCTACGGTGCTTTGCAAAGTGTTATGGATTCCCTATATACAGCAAAAGGCCAAGTTGACGATGCAGTTGGTAACATGGCAACAACAGGCCAAGTTAGCGCAGCAGTCGATATGGACAAAGACATAGGCATGGATGACATGGGCGGCATGGATGGCGACATGGGCATGGATGATGCTGATATGGGCGATGCAGATTTAGATTTAGACAACATCGGCGATGAGTTAGGCGACGAAGACGAATTTGGCGGCGCTGAAGGCGAAGAACCACTGGGTCGCGGAATGAAAACTGAAGCAGCATTACAGCGCAAGGTTATGGAAATGAGAAATCTTGTTGCTAAGGCCCGCAAGCTAAAAGAATCAAGAAAGTAAGCGCATGAGAGCTAAAGAAATCCTATATGAGGACTATTCTCAGCGACTTGATTCAGATCTCAACAATCTACTCATTGGCGCTAAAGGAAATGGGGCTCAAAATATCAATACCAAGGATATAGCAAATCAATTGCAGGGAATGGGTTATTCTGTTGATGTGAATAGTCTAATGGCTATGTTGCAAAACAATCCCATTGTGACAAGCGCAACACCCGAGAGTATAACACTCACTGGGCCTGAAGGTGCCGCAGGCGCTGGACAGACCCAGGATAATGCTGCTCGTGTAAGCGACATGGCTGCAAAGGCCACGAAAATAGGATAAAAATATGTCAGATTGCTGCACACCTGGTTCTGGATTCCCCTCTGCATCGTCGATGCAACAAATGGCAACAAATAATGCCGTAGTGTGGGAAGAAATATGCATGCTACAGCAGGCTATTCTCGCAGCATCCAGCCAATGCCAGGTAGGTGGCGGCCAAATGTGTACAACTGTTGGCGGCACAACACCGATGACTTTTGTAACAGGTGTTACAAGCGTGACAGTTACTAGCCCGGGTGCAGGATATGCTCAGGATACGCCAGCCATGGTGTTTGTACCACCGAATGGTAGTGCAGGCGCATTAGCAACAGGTGATATTGTAACAAACGGTGGCAACATTATACAAGTGAATGTAACTGCAGGCGGCACAGGGTATCAACCAGTTCCTGCAACACTGGCAGTATCGTCGATTGCAGGCTTTGGCGCAGTTTTACAACCATTAGTAAATGCATCCGGACAAATTGTATCTATTAGCATAACAAATGCAGGGTCTGGTTACACCACAGCCGATTCAGTTACTGCCACTCGTGCCGTTGCGCCTAACATGGCTTATGTAGATGCAGTATTTCAAATTACTTCTGTTAGCGTAACTGGTGAGATCCTTGCTGTTATAGTAATGAACCCCGGATCAGGCTATCAGGATAGTGTAGCAACTGTTGAAATAGTTTCATCTATTAACCCTACTATTCCATACCCACTGGGCACAGGATTCCAGGCAAATGTGTTAACTGATGCGTTAGGTACTATTACACAGGTAATAATAACAAATACAGGTTACGGGTATTCTACAATGAATCCGTATCTTGTTATAAGTGACCCAGGTACTGGTGCAACAACACAAGTTAACTTGGTTGCTGATACAGTGGGCTCTATTGCTGTATTAACACCCGGCACAAACTATACGCAATCGGCAGTAGGGACAGTATTCAACCCATCTACCGCAGGCTTACCTAACCCACCTGCTACACCAGCAGTAGTTGGCATAGTTGTTAATAATAACACATATGGCACAACACCTACACTGTATTGGCAGGTGTGGGCAGGAGTGGCTACAAATAAGCCTATTTCAGCACAATTAAACACAGTAATATCGTACTTCAAGGGACTGGGATACACAATAGCTATTCAAACAAACCCTGCAACAACAAATACTATCCAGTGGAAGATTTGCTGGTAAGCCGTTGACTTACGAAACTCTTAATGCTACAATGCATTAATGAATATAATATCTAAATTCGACTATAAACCATTACAGCGTGTAGATCACCCGAGTGGTCGGCGCTACATAGTGGGCGAAGGTCGAGCACTACCATCCGTAACAACAATACTATCTAAAACAAAGGACATGACATTCCTAAAAGAATGGCGTGCCAATGTCGGTGAAGCAGAAGCCACCCGCATAACCACCGAAGCAGCAGGCATAGGTACAAGTATGCACAACAACCTTGAAAAATACATCTTAGGTAAGGAAATGGCTGGTAATCTAATATCCCAAATATTAGCAAGCGTGATAATTAAAGAAGGTCTTACAAAAGTAAACGAAATTTGGGGGATAGAGGTTGGGCTGTATTCCACTGAGTTGTATGCAGGTACAACTGACTTAGTTGGTGTCCACAATGGCAGCCCTGCTATAATGGATTTTAAGAATAGTCGTGCAGCTAAGAAAAAAGAGTGGATCGAAGACTATTTCATGCAACTTGCAGCTTACGCACTATCGCATAACGAGATGTATGGGACAAATATTAAAAAAGGTGTCATTATGTTAGCAACACGGGACGCCAAATATCAAGAATTTATTATAGAAGGTGATGAGTTTACACACTACGAAACTATGTGGGCAAATAAAGTATGCTCATATTATGATCAGTTCGGTATCAGCTAAATACATCACAGGAGAGTTTCAATGACAACAGGTACACCCGTAGTAGTTTCGCGAATTCAAAATAGACGCGGCACACAGGCACAATTCGACGCATTATACCCAGCAGGACAACCAGGTACAGGCCCTAATGTATTGCAACCGGGCGAACTTGCCCTATGCACGGACACAAATAGAATTTTCATGGGCACAGTTAACGTGGCAAGTGAAAAAGGTTATTATGTAGAGCTTTCTACAGCTAGCTCGCCATCGTCGTTAACATTCCTCCCACAGCGCATAAATCTTCCGCCATCTCCTACTGCATGGACACCCATTCCTGCATTAGATTTTGTTGCTACACCGTTCTATTCTATTCTGTACGGGTTAACCGACGCAGTGCAAAGCCCGCCCGGCACGCCAGCACCTGCAAATACAGTTGGTGTAAATTTCTCTAAGAATGGCGAACTAAAAATTACTGCAATAGCATCTCCTGCTCCTGCAACATTAACAGACACAGGTACAGAAATTAATACAGCAGCACCGGTCCCTAACCTGCCTTTATTAATCCCGCCAACAATCGTACCAGACATTAGCTTTAAAGCAGATTACGATGGCGCGAACATTAGAATTTCTTATATACATAATTTTATCACAAATTTAACATTTAGCACAAGTTCTATTTACTGGCTATCACTTTAACATAAGAGGTTAATATGAGTTGGAATAATATTCCTGACGACGAGCGTCTTCACCTGTGGAAAATCTTACGTAAAGATATATCTGTGTTACAACTAGCAGAACAAATGTCAACTGTGGCAAAATTCTTTTCTAATATGCCATACGGAGCAAGATCACTTGATTACTACACACCAGCTGAATGGCCGACACCGTGGGAGATTATATTCCACGGAAGTTTGTGTAAAAGCTCTATAAGTTTACTAATATTCTATACATTCTCGTTGTTGCATACAACACATAAGATAGAATTGCACCTTATAGACGATGGCGCAGATGAATATCTAGTACCAGTTATAGACGATCAGTTTGTATTAAACTATCAGCTAGGAATGGTAAGTAATTACTCAGATGTAAGCATAGAATTTACTGACAAGCAGACATTTACAGAACAACAAATCAAAAAAATAGCATAGAGAGAACATAACAATGGCAATAGGCAAAGAAATTATGGTAGAGAAGCGTGACGGTACGAAAGAACCGTATGATGTTTCTAAAATTAAGAAATCAATTCAAATGGCGTCTGAGGGGCAAGATGTAAATCCACTAGAATTAGAATCTAAGTTTGATCAGTTCCTTAAACCAGGAATCAAAACCCGCGATATTCAGCTAAATGTTATTCAACATGCTGTTCAACTTGCAACACCACAGGCGCCAGATTGGCTAAATGTTGCGGGTAGCGCATTAGCCATGGATGAATGGGCAAACTTTTCTCTACGTGGTAAATCCTTTAGAGAGATTGTTCATTACAATGCCAAGAAAGGACATTATAGTAAGGAATTATTAGAATTCTACACAGATGATGACTTAGATGAGCTTGCACCATCAGTTAAATTAAATAGGGATCTGGATTATAGTTATGCAAGCCTTATTACTGCTAAAAAGAAGTATTTAGGTAAGACAGAACTTAATCAGCACATGCACATGGTTAACGCCATGCGATTTGGGCAGTTCGAACCCGAGGAAACACGAGTTAAGTTTGTTAAAGAAGTGTACAATGCGCTATCACAACGTAAAATTTCTCTTGCTACCCCATTCTTATCTAATCTACGCAAAGGCGGCAATGTAGCATCGTGTTTTATTATTGCAGTAGAAGACGACTTAGACAGTATCTTTGATAATGTTAAGCGTGTGTCTAAGATATCTAAAAATGGCGGCGGCCTTGGTATTTTTCTAGGATATCTGCGTGCCAAAGGCGACGATGTTAACGGATACGAGAATGCTGCCGGGACTGTAGTTCAATGGGTTAAGATTTTTAACGATACACTGGTTGCAGTAAATCAGGGCGGCAAAAGAGCGGGCGCAGGCACTATTGCATTGCCCATTTGGCATAATGACATCCTTGACTTCTTAGATATGCAAACCGAGCACGGCGATCTACGCATGAAGGCGTACGATGTATTCCCTCAAATCACTATCCCTGATATTTTCATGGAACGTGATAGGAATAAACAGCCGTGGATTACATTCTCCCCGTTTGAAGTTAAAAAGAAATTAGGCATTGATGTGCGCGGGCTGCATGGCCAAGCATTTACGGACGCTTATCTAAAAATTGAACAAGCATTCGAAGAAGGCAAATTGAAAATCGCCCGCAAGATGGATAATGCTAGAGATTTAATGAAAATCATTATGCGTATTCAGTTTGAAACAGGTCTTCCGTACTTAGCGTTCACTGATACAATAAACGAATACAATCCTAATAAGAACGACACAGATAATATAGGTATTCCTTGCGTAAATTTGTGCACTGAGTCATTCTCAAATGTAATGCCAGACAAATTAGGTCATGTGTGTAACTTAGCGTCTATAGTGCTAGGTAACATTAAAAATATGGCGGAATTAGGCAAGATTTCAGGCCTGGCATGCAAGATCTTAGATTACGGTATTAGTCTAACTAACGCACCCGATCAAATAACATCTGCGCATAACGAGCGTTACAGGACTATAGGCATTGGCTTGCAAGGATTACACGACCACCTTGCTAGGGAATGGCTAAACTTCAGGGACCTCGATTATATCCGCGAAATTTCCGAGTGTGTTGAATATCATGCTGCTTTACAGAGCGTAGAATTATCTAAACGCTTTGGTCCATTTAAGGCATATGACAATTCTGAGTGGAAAAATGGTAATCGTGTTGCCCAATTTGCTGTACATGCATCGGGTAAGTACGACTGGGCAGCTTTACAGGATCTTATCGACCAGCACGGTATAAGAAATAGCCAATTAACCAGTCCAGCACCTAACACAAGTACATCTATATACATGGACTCAAGCGCAAGTGTGCTACCAGTCTATGATGCATTCTTCTCTGAGGATAATAAAAACGGTAAATTAGTTGTTGCTGCTAAATTCTTGAAGGATAACCCACTAGGGTACGGAAAAACATTCCCAAAACACACTGCCACTGAAATAATTGACGTAGTGGCTGAATTACAAAAGTTTATTGACACAGGCTGCTCTATGGAGTTAATATTTGATCAGAACAAAGAGACATTTAAAGCGCAAGACCTCTATGATGCAATTCACTATGCACATAGAAAAGGTATTAAGGCGATCTATTACATTAGATCAATTAAGAAGAACGCATCAATTGATGCATCGAGACCTGAAGAAAATTGTGTAGCGTGCGCTGGATAAAATAACATGACATTAGAACAAAAGAAAATATTTAACGAATTTGGGGATGACTCGGCTACTGCTCGAAGCATCATAAACGGTAGTGCCACTGGCATTATGAACTTAAACAGTGTGAAGTACCAATGGGCGCCTAAACTGTATAAAATAATGGTAAACAATTTCTGGATTCCAGAAAAGATTTCATTAGTCGACGACAAAGTTACTATTAAAGAACTTACAAAAGACGAAATGGCTGCGTTTAAGAATACATTATCGTTCTTGATTGCCTTAGATAGTATGCAAGTAAACAACTTACCGAACATTGCAGATTATATTACTGCACCTGAAGTAAGTGGACTGTTTACTATCCAGGCATTTCAGGAATTAATTCACTCACAATCATATCAGTATCTGCTACTCGAGTTATTCCCGAGCACGGAGAGAGAGGAAATTTACAACTTCTGGCGAGATAACCCAATGTTGCTTAAGCGTAACAAGTTTATTGCCGGGCAATACCAGAAGTTTGTTGATGACAAGTCTGTTAAGAACTTTAAGATAGCACTAGCTGCAAATTTTGCACTTGAATCTATTTATTTTTACAATGGATTTCAATTCTTCTATCAACTTGCCTCCCGTAACAAGGTTGCAAATGTTGCTAAGATGATTAAATACATTGAGAATGATGAAGTAACTCATGTGAACATGTTTTTGAACATCATTCGCGAAGTATTCGACCTCGACAACGAGGAAGATAGGAATATTCTTATTGAGAATATTATGGAAGCCGCTGAACAAGAGATTGAGTGGGGCAAAGAGATTTACGGGGACAGAATCTTAGGTATCTCTACACAGAGTACAGAGGGCTATGTAAAATATTTAACTAACCAGAGAACCAAGTTGCTTGGTTTGGGCGTAGTGTACAAAGGATTTACTAAGAATCCTTACGAATATCTAAATACAGAGAAGCGTGAGAACTTTTTTGAAACAAAGGTAACAGAGTACAGTAGGTCTGAAGCAGTCGACGGATGGGATGACTTTTAATGCTATTACAGAAACAACAAACAGTGCCATACATTGGCGTATTTAAATTAAACAGCGGTGAAGAGTTCATCGGCAAGGTAACAAGGGAAACGGATACAACATATACAGTATCCAAGCCCCTGTGCATGGTAGGCACAGATCGTGGATTTCAATTTGCACCATTCATTATGATGGGCGATATGGATGCTGATATTTCTTTGCCAAAACCGGTAATAAGCACTTTACCGAATAAGGCTATTTTAGACCAATACGAAACAGCAACATCAGCTATTGCTTTGCCCAAGCAATCCGGTATTATTATATAAACACACAGATTACAACAAAAAGGAAACATAATGAAACCAACTAGCAAGACCCCGTACGAGATTAGACTTGAACTACTTCAGCTTGCACAAACGATTTTAGAAAATCAGCATTTAGCCAAGGCAGTATTAACAGCCGGCAAAACTTCCCCTACCACTGAAGAGATTGTAGCAGAAGCCGAAAAACTGAATGCATTTGTTTCCAAAGCAAATCCAAATCACTAAAAACTAACTTGACAAGCCGGTAATAAGTATTGTAATATACTTTTACCGGTTTCTCACATGATAAAACACTTAATACGAACATATAAGAGATTCAGCGCATGGATGCGGTATAATCCGCCAGGCGCTTTATCGAGCCGCGGCTGGAAATTGTTTGATGATGAATTTAAATCAGTAGCACCTATACGGCACTGGCTTGACCACGACTTTAAGCGTTTATTTGTGTATCCCATTAAATGGGCATACGAAGAAACTAGTGCCTGGTTGCTGTATCGCACATTTGACAGATATCATATAGTCAACACCGGACTAGCGCCCGGGTATCACGAACTCGATTTTCGTATGTTGCATGCAAATTTTAACATGCTCAAGGATTTTGTCGAAGTACAGCAGGCAAAACGAGAATACTGGGGTGGGGATTCTAAAAAGACTTGGTGCGAATTGCATATGCCATTCTATGAAATAGTTTATCCATTTAGGCGCCCCGATTTAGGTATAAAACATCTGGAATGGGGCGCTACTTTAGACGATCCTACTTTACCAATTTATGAACAATCGCCCGCTCAGGCAAAATATGCACGGGAAATGCTTGCATTATATAAATGGTGGACAGAAACACGCCCGAATCGCGTAGAAGTAGTTGTACGCTATCCGAGTGGCAATTTATTTGATATTTTTGATCCTGCATTCCAGTTGACAAAAACATATAAGACATATCGGGCTGATCTAAACAAATCTTCTAAACAGGAAGAGAAGTGGCATAAAGAGGACGATGCTATGCTAGTGCGTTTAATAAAGATTCGCCGAGGTTTGTGGACATAACCAGTTGCAATCATACACCCTGTATGCTATAATATGCGTTAAGGAGTTATGATGTACGATACAAGTTTAGCAGAATATGTAAGAACAGGATTTGATGGAATATTAGTCTTTGGTGATGTTCACGGGGACTATGCATCCATTAAGCGTGCTTACGACTATGCTGTTAGCGAAAACTTCTTTTTTGTATCCTTAGGCGACTTAGTTGACCGCAGCGACAAACCGTACGAGACTGTTAAGTTAATGTACGATGTTGTGCAGGAAGGTCGCGGAGCATTTATTATGGGCAATCACGATGACAAATTTCATCGTTATGCTAGCGGAGCAAAAGTACACTTTTCCAGAGACGCGCAAAAAACATTAGAGGATGTGGGTGCAGATCGCGAAGCAGAATTCTTAAAAATGTATGTTTCGTTAATGGATGACAAATTCTTCTCTAATGTATTTCATACATTTGATGATTTTGTATTTGTCCACGCTGCTGCGCACAAGGCAATGTTCGAGGGCTTGCCTAATGTGACCAAATCCGAAAGATCAAGGTACTTAGTAGGTGAAACAAACGGTGAAAGATACGAAAACGGATATCCCGTGCGGTTATATAGCTGGATTGCAGATATCCCTAAAGGCAAGACAGTGATTGTTGGGCATGATAGGACACCAGTTGACCCAGACATAATGATAACAGAACCGCACAAAGTAACAAACACTGCTGGTGGTACAGTTATCTTTATGGACACCGGTGGTGGAAAAGGTGGCCACGTCACCGGCGCAGTCATCATGCCCGATAAGCGTGGAGTTTTTAGATTCATCGAATATAAAGACTTCAAATAGTCGAAACATTGACTCTATATGCAACAAAGCGTAATATTGCGTTAGTTGCATAAGCAATAAGCAATAAACATTTAACAACCGGAGAAAATTATGACAAAGCAATTAGTTAAGATTCAGAAAACAGTAACATTTACACCAGTTTCTGGTAGTAGCCTCATCGAGTCTTATGCTCGTGCTGCCGGCGACTTGGCAGTAAGACTGAAGAGCGGCCAAACATACATCTATAAGGGTGTAGACCAGAAGACAGTTGACGGCTTTGTTGCTGCAACATCTAAAGGTAGCTATTTCGGCAAAAATATCCGCAACAAATTCACTGCAGAACAGGCTGAGTAATAGCCTATCCAGTTTATGGATTACATACCCGAATATAGCGGCGAAGTTTACTGTAGTAAATCACACTGCGGTAAACTAGTTCCGTCGGATAACATAAACTGGGATCACACATTTGATTACGATGGTAACGATCGGGTTCACACCTATGGTCGTTACCATTGTCCATATTGTAATCACGAAGAAACATTTCCTACAAATGATCCTTACGAGAATGAAGATGACTAACCCTATAATCGGAATTACTGCTGGCTCGTTTGATTTAACTCATGCGGGCCATTACCTTATGTTTGAAGAATGTAAGGGACAATGCGACTATCTTATTGTATTGTTGCAAACAAACCCAAATATTGATAGATCTGATAAAAATATTCCAGTTCAAAGCACGCACGAACGCTACCTGCAAGTAAGAGCGTGCAAATACATTGACGAGGTTGTGGTTTACGAAACCGAGCAAGACCTGTATAATTTATTTTGTTCAGTTAAGTTTGATAAAAGATTTATTGGATCTGACTGGCAAGGGAAGCCCTACACCGGGCACGATATTCCGGGGATGACTGATAAAGTTATTTTTAATTCCAGGAATCACGGTTTCTCAACAAGTAGTTTACGGAAACGAGTTTACGAGGCAGAATATGACAAAATCAACAAACTGGGAAGTTAGCATCGAATACGGTCCTACAGCAGCCGATGTACATTATGTAATTTTAGCAGCAGAATCCAAAGAAGATGCACTAAACAAAGGTGTACAGTGGGCAGCAACAAATGGCATGCGTAACGTAATGGTTTGTAATGCAACCGACCTAGGGCTAGAAACACTCGCCGACGATGATTTCACTGAAATCATTGAGTGGACACCCGAAGAAGAGGAAGAGTTTGTTAGAATTATTGGAAACACCGGAGATGACGAATAATGGAATTCCTTAGATTTATTAAATGGCAGTGGAATAGATTTAATTCCGACGATCAAATCCTTATAGTAAGCACTGTAGTAATAATTGCATTTATAGTTGCTGCTATATTGCTCGACCTAGGATTTATCTTTAGTTTACTGACTGTGGTTGGATTTATTGCGGCTGTGCTCATCGGTACATCAATGATCAGGGCTACCATTAAGCAGTGGAAAAAGTATAACGACCAGATGGACAGGGAAAAACAAGAAGTTATGGATAAACTTGCAGGACTTGACAGATTTTAGCCTTTGTAGTATTATAAAGGCTAAATAACTACACAACAGAGATAGACTCAGTTGTAATTACTTTTCTAGGATTTAGAAATGACAAATAAAAAATATGACACCCTAGTCCTCATCGGACGATTTCAGCCAATCCACAATGCACACGTCGAGATTATCCGTCGTGCAACAGAACTTGCAAAACAAGTTGTGATTATTGTTGGAAGTGCAGACCAACCACGTACATACAAGAACCCTTTTACAGCCTTTGAGCGTACCGGCATGCTTAAAATGGTTTATCAGGTAGGCGATAAGAATGCAAGCATTCGTCTTGCAACAAATACCGACACAATTTACAACGATCAAGCTTGGGCAATTAGAATTCAAGCCATTGTTGCAGGATACACATATGCTGGTGAAAAGATCGGCATAATCGGCCACAAAAAAGACATGTCATCTGATTATTTAGACATGTTTCCGCAGTGGGAATTAGAGGAAGTCGAAATCATCGAGCCCCTGAATGCTACAAACATTCGTGATCTGTATTTTAAGCGCGATGTTAACATGAACTTCATTAAGCATGTTGTTCCTGCAAATGTATTTACTTTCCTTGAGAATTTCCGAAATACAAAAGAATTTGAGCAGATTATTAAGGAACGTGAGTTCATTATAGAGTGCAAGAAACCGTATGCCAGTTTGCCCTATCCACCGATCTTTGTAACAAGTGATGCAGCAGTGATTTGTTCTGCACATATCTTACTGATCAAACGTAGAGCTGAGCCAGGTAAAGGATTGTGGGCACTACCCGGAGGGTATGTAAATGCAAATACAGATAAGTCTGTAGAAGACGCTATGCTAAGGGAATTGCGAGAAGAAACACTTATTAAAGTACCTGCACCAGTTTTGCGTGGTAGTATTAAAGGTCAGAGAGTCTTTGATGCCATAGATCGTAGCCCACGTGGGCGCATCATTACACATGCATTCAAAATTCTATTACCAGACGGTGAATTACCTAAAGTAAAAGGTAGTGACGATGCTGAAAAGGCTAAATGGGTGCCTATAGCAGAAGTAAAAAGTGAAGAATGCTTTGAAGACCATTATGAAATTATTCAATGGGCAATTGGCGTATGAACTGGAAAGTTAAAGCATCTAGAGACGACATTACGCTCGGGCCAAAAGAGCCAAACGAGCTGGAAGCACCCGTTTGGGCGCATAAGTTAGAGCAGGATGGCTACCTTAGGACAAGTAATGCATACTGTCTTGTAGGAAGAATTGATCGCCTAGACTGGATTGATGTTCTTGCTGTGCATATGCATTGCTGTAACGCTGATTTTTATATGAAAGATGGTAGTGGTCCAAGTGAGCAGTGGAAACATCATTACATAAGAACGTTTACTAAAGATAAACACACCGTTGCCCCTGAGATTTCGAGCAAAATGAGGAGTGCAAACTAATGTATTACTATGTTCGTATTAAAAGAATGAATGGCAGGAATGATTTCTATCAACTTGCTAAAACACTCGGCGAACACGGTTACGGAGACAGAGTAGAGTATTTTGCCGGCGGGTGGAATGATCATATGATCAATAATGCTGCCCCACATTTAAGATTTGACAACGAGAGTGATGCTGTTGCTTATTGTTTAACCCATGGGTGTACAATGAGTAAAGACATCCCGTACGATTTACCAACCATTCAATAGGAGAATACTATGCCTTGCAGAAGTTACGATGATACACCCAGCTACAGCTCACGCGGTAGCAAAGAAACACAGGACAAAATGGATATGCTAGCCAGGATGGCCTGCAGAGCACTAACTGCGTTGGAAACAATTAATGCAGTTGCCGGCAACGATGTCAAAAACACAGTTGATATTGGGGCTGTAATTAGCGAAGTGCTCACTGATAGCGAAGTTAAGGTATGGTGGCCTAAACATAAGGCTGCTGATGCTGCAGAACAAGCGCGTATTGACAAACTTAACAAGGATCAGGAAAAAAGGGAAGCTGCACTGGCTACCGCGCTAGCTAAATTAACAAAGAAAGAAAAAGCACTACTGGGCATAAAATGATTTACCTTACCTTCTCCGAGTGGGCGCAAGATAATCATAGTGTGCCGCCAGTATTGGCACTTAATGCTCCGGCCGGAATAGGTGGCATAAATCTTCAGATGAGATTTTATGCAGATTCTATATTTGAATTTGTTAATGGCACCACTGCCTATTATAAAGATAGACTTGGTAGCAATTACCAATACACTGAAGATGAGATTATTATGTTTAAGCTGAAGAATGGTTGATATAGCAACGGTGCTATGTTATACTTAAAACAAGTCCCGATGATAGACATTGGGCATATAAAATAAAGGAACTTTATTATGAACAATTTGATGAATAGCATTTTACTTGACACCGACAGTTACAAAGTGTCAATGTGGAAACAATATCCTGCAGGCACAGAGTATGTTTACTCTTACATTGAATCACGTGGTGGAAAATACGATCGCACTGAATTTCTTGGTATCCAGGCATTTGCTAAACGACTAGCAAAGGTGCGCGTTACAAAAGAAGATGTAGAAATTGCAAACAAAATTTGGACTGCACACGGCGAGCCATTTAACTACGATGGTTGGATGTATATCGTCAACAAACTGGGCGGCAAATTGCCACTTCGCATCCGTGCAGTGAAAGAAGGCATGATTGTGCCTACTAAAAATGTATTGGCTACTATTGAAAATACAGATCCTAAGTGCTTCTGGCTTACTACATGGGTAGAGACACCAGCACTCCGTGCTATCTGGTATCCTACCACTGTTGGTACCACATCCTGGCACATCAAACAAGAAATTTTAAACTACTTGGAGAAATCTGGTGACCCTACTACTATTGGTTTTAAGCTGCATGATTTTGGTGCCCGCGGCGTTTCTTCTGGAGAGAGTGCTGCTATCGGTGGTGCCGCGCACCTGGTCAATTTCATGGGTACGGATACTATGTCTGGTGTTCTGCATGTTATGGATGTATACGGTGGTGATGTGGCAGGATTCTCAATCCCAGCCGCTGAACACAGTACCATCACAAGTTGGGGTCGAGACAACGAAGTAGACGCTTACCGTAATATGGTGAAACAGTTTGGTGGTAACGGAAAAATTCTTGCCGTGGTATCCGACTCGTATGATATTTACAAAGCCTGCGAAATGTGGGGAACGGAACTAAAAGATGATGTTATCAACTCTGGTGCTACTGTTGTTATTCGCCCCGATTCTGGAGACCCTGCTGTGGTTGTGCCAAAAATGCTTCGGGTACTCGGAGACAAGTTTGGTTATACTACAAATGCCAAGGGGTACAAAACTCTTAATAATGTTCGCATTATTTGGGGTGACGGTATTAATAGCATTAGTTTGTCTACCATACTGCGTACAGTTGTTGATGTGGGCGGGTGGAGCGCTGATAACATAGCGTTTGGTATGGGTGGCGGACTGTTGCAACAATGTGACCGAGACACACAAAAGTTTGCTATGAAATGTAGTGCAGTGGGTGTACGTGAGCGCACACGCAGTCGGGTACAGAGTAAAGAAAATGACGCGTTGTTTGAAACTCGTATCATTAATGAGCTTGTATGGCGTGATGTGTTTAAGGATCCTGTTACTGACCAGGGTAAATCCTCTAAGAAGGGCCGTGTTACACTTTTCAGTGAAAAGGGTGCAGCATACGGCAAAGACGTGTATTATACAGGGGTAGAGAACGGTTCTGTAGATGCATTGGTTACTTACTACGAAGATGGTGAAGTTACATTCACACAAACATTTGATGAAGTAAGGGCTAATTCTAATCTATAATAGCTGTATTTAAAAGTCAGCCATAAGTCCCGTTATTTGATAAATATTTAAGTGGTATAGAATTAAGTTAACATAACAGGAGCAATCCATGGCTGACCTTTTTAAGATGCTTGCAGACGAAAAAAACAATCTTCGTCAGGAAACTTTAACCATTCAGGAGTATCTCGAAGGGTGCAAAGATGACAAAATGTTGTATTCCTCGGCTGCTGAACGCATGTTAATGGCAATCGGCGAACCCGAACTTGTCAATACACATAAAGATTCCCGCCTAAGCCGGATATTTAACAACAGAACTATTAAACGCTATCCAGCATTTAACGATTTCTATGGTATGGAAGAAGCTGTAGAGCGCATTGTAGGCTACTTTACCCATGCTGCTCAGGGATTAGAAGAAAAGAAACAAATCCTTTATCTATTAGGCCCAGTTGGTGGCGGCAAAAGCTCTTTAGCAGAACGCCTAAAAGAGTTAATCCAAAAATTCCCAATTTATGTACTAGCAGATGCAGATGGCAACCTAAGCCCTGTGTTTGAATCACCACTGAACTTGTTCAGCAAAGACCAATACGGTGCCGTGCTCGAAAAGGAATATGGTATCCCTAAGCGTTACCTGTCGGATGTATTAAGCCCGTGGGCAATCAAACGCCTGAAAGAATATGGCAACGACAAAACAAAGTTTAAGGTTGTGAAAGTGTTCCCTAGCAAGTTGGAACAAATTGGCGTCATTAAGACTGAGCCAGGTGACGACAACAATCAGGACATTAGTAACTTGGTTGGTAAAACCAATATCCGCATGTTGGAGCATTTTGACCAGAATGACCCAGACAGTTATTCATTCTCTGGCGCATTGTGCCGTGGTAATCAGGGCCTGATGGAGTTTGTGGAAATGTTTAAGGCACCTATCAAGATGCTGCACCCACTGCTTACTGCTACACAGGAAGGCAACTATGTAGGTACCGAAGGTATTAGTGCTATTCCGTTCAATGGTGTTGTGTTAGCACACAGCAATGAGAGCGAATGGCAGACCTTTAAAAACAACAAAAATAACGAGGCATTTATTGACCGCGTTTATGTTGTTAAGGTGCCGTATTGCCTGCGTATTACCGACGAAAAGAACATTTATTCCAAGATGCTAGAAGGATCTAGCCTAGGCAATGCACCTTGCGCTGCTGAGACATTAGATATCTTGTCAAAATTCTGCGTATTGACTCGCTTAAACGAGCATGAAAACTCAAATGCGTTTAGCAAGATGAGAGTGTATGACGGCGAAGCTATTAAAGACAGCGATCCAAAGGCAAAGAGCTTGCAAGAGTACCGCGATGCAGCCGGAGTCGATGAAGGTATGGCAGGTATTAGCACACGCTTTGCATTTAAGATTTTATCAAAGACATTTAACTTTGATTCATCGGAAATTGCTGCAGATCCTGTGCACTTAATGTTTGTATTAGAAGAAGCAATTAAACAAGAGCAGTTTGGTGAAGAGAAACAAGAAAAGTATATTAACTTCATCAAAGAATACCTTGCACCTAAGTATGCTGAGCAGTTGAGCAACGAAATCCAGAAAGCTTACTTAGAAAGCTACAGCGATTACGGTCAGAATTTGTTCGATCGTTATGTAGAATATGCAGATGCATGGATTCAGGAAATCGACTACAAAGACCCTGACACAGGCAACTTGTTTGATCGTGCTATCCTTAACAAGGAACTTGAAAAGATTGAGAAGCCAGCGGGCATTGCTAATCCAAAAGATTTCCGCAATGAGGTTGTTAATTTTGTATTGCGTGCGAGTGCTAAGAATGGCGGCAATGGCGTTAAGTGGACTTCGTATGAGAAGCTACGCGAAGTAATCGAGCGCAAGATGTTTGCAAGCACAGAAGAACTACTGCCAGTTATTAGTTTCAGTGCTAAGAGTAAAGACGAAGATCAGAAGAAACACGACGAGTTTGTTAAAAGGATGATGTCAAAGGGATATACTGCGATGCAAGTTAAGAGACTTGTAGAATGGCATATGAGAACTCAAAAGAGCTCTTAAGCTATGAGTGATTACACTATTATCGATAGACGGGTTAACCCTAAAGGGAAAAACCTGTCTAACAGACAGCGTTTCCTCGGTCGTACAAAAGAATGGGTTAAACAGAAGGTTCGTGAAAAGAGTGTAAATAGAGATATAACATCCAACGATGGAGAATCTATCTCTATTTCTAAGGATGATGTTTCCGAACCACAGTTTGACTACGATCGCCGAAAAGGTGTATGGGACAGGGTCTTACCAGGCAACAAAGAATTCGTGCCCGGCGATAAGATTAAGAGAGATGGTGGCGGAAGTGGTCGCGGCAAAGGCGATGCAAGTGACAGCGGTGAGGGTTCAGACGACTTTGTCTTCTCTATATCCAAAGAAGAATATTTGGATATTCTTTTCGAGGATTTAGAACTCCCTGATCTAATAAAAGAAAGCGAAAATGCAGCAGTAACTTTTGCAAGAAAGCGAACTGGTTTCTCTACTTCCGGTAGTCCAAATAATCTCGACTTAGAGCGAAGCATGAAAAATGCGTTAGGTAGAAAGATTGCGTTAGCATTTCCGCTTGACAGGAAAATAAAAGAAAAAGAAAAAGAATTATTATCGGTTACAGATCCTGATTTAAGAGCAGTCATAGAATCAGAAATAGAAGCGTTGCGTAGACGCAGGCTTGCTATAGCATATATTGACCAAGTTGATGTGAGATATAAACGTCACTCAAATGTACCTCTACCAAATAGCCAGGCTGTTGTATTTTGCTTAATGGATGTATCGGGCAGCATGGGAAAAGACGAGAAGGATACAGCAAAAAGATTCTTCTTGTTATTATATCTATTCTTGCAACGCAAATATCAGAAGGTCGACATTGTCTTTGTTAAACATACGACCGAAGCATCAGAGTGTACCGAACACGAGTTTTTCTACGGGCAAGAAAGTGGCGGCACATTAGTTAGCACAGGTGTTAAAGTAGTAAACGAAATTGTGCAGGAACGATACCCGCTCGATGCATGGAATGTATATTGTGTCCAAGCCTCCGATGGCGACAATTTTGAGAACGACAATCCTGCATTACGTGAGGAATTGTCTGTGCTAATACCAAAATGCCAATATTACGTTTATAACGAAGTATTGCAACAAAATTCGTATAGAAGTATAAACGATGCTACCAATGTGCATGATGTTATGAATTCACTAAAACACGAGCATGAAAATTTAGAGCTAATAAGCATCAACTCTGTTGACGCTGTGGTATCTGCATTTAGAAAAATATTTACAAAGAAAGACAAAAATGCCAAGTAAACATTTATTTGAAGGTGCTGAATGGGATTTTAGTCTTATCTCCAAAACAATGGCCGAGTTAGACAAGATCGCACCAGAACTCAAGTTAGACATTTATCCTAATCAGCTGGAAGTTATCACAAGTGAGCAGATGCTCGACGCTTATGCAAGTGTTGGCCTACCAGTCATGTATAAACACTGGAGTTTCGGTAAACAGTTCACTCAAGAAAGTGATGCATATCGTAAGGGTAAACGCGGGCTGGCATACGAAATGGTCCTAAACACAAATCCGTGTATTAACTTCTTAATGGAAGAAAATTCGGCAACTACGCAGGTGCTTGTATTAGCACATGCTGCATACGGCCATAATCATGTGTTTAAGAATAACTACATGTTCAAACAATGGACCGATGCAAGCAGCATTGTGGATTATCTTGTGTTTGCTAAGAACTTTATTACAGGCTGCGAGGAAAAATACGGGTTTGATAGAGTAGAGAAGACACTTGACGCAGCACATGCACTAATGAATTTTGGAGTTGATAGATATAATCGTCCAGCAAAGTTAAGTCTTGCACAGGAACAAGAAAAACAAGCTGACAGAAAAAAGTATCTTCAAGAGCAAGTAAATGAACTCTGGAAAACAGTACCAGTGGGCAAAGTTTTACCTAAAGAAGTACCTAAGTTTATTAAAGACCCTGAGGAAAATATCTTGTATTTTCTTGAGAAGAAATCACCTAAGTTGGAAACATGGCAGCGCGAGATTTTGCGTATAGTGCGTAAGGTAGCACAATACTTTGAACCACAGAGATGCACTAAAGTACTGAATGAGGGCTGGGCAAGCTTTACGCACTATTACATGATGAATAGATTGTGGGATAAGGGATTGCTGTCTGATGGCGCAATGCTCGAGTTTTATCAATTGCACGGCAATGTATTATATCAACCAGGCTTTGATAGCAAATACTACAGCGGATTTAACCCATATTACTTAGGATTTAACATATTCTCCGAGATTAGGCGTGTATGCGAAGAACCTACTGACGAAGATAGAGAATATTTCCCAGATTTAGCAGGAACACCGTGGGTAGATGCATGCATTGACGCTGTAGCCAACTATAGGGACGAAAGTTTTATTAGGCAGTTCCTTACACCTAATCTATGCAGGAAGATGGGTTTATTTTTGCTAAACGATGATAGCAGAAGTGATTATAATGTTACCGCTATCCACGACGAATCTGGATTTAAGAAGATTAGGAAAGCACTTGCTGATCAGTATCTAACTGAAAACTATATGCCTAAGATTGAGGTAGTAGATGTCGATCACCACAATACAAGAAAGCTTACATTAATGTATTATAAAAATGGTGATAAGGTTTTATCAAAAGACATGACTCGCGTAATGAAGTATGTTGAAGATCTTTGGGGTTTTCCGGTTGAGATGGTGGACCAAGATTCAAAACCATACACAGCATAAAAAGGGCCTTAAAGGCCCTTTTTTAATCTCTTGTGTGAGCTACGGTTAGCCCTGGTTTACCCATTCTCATCATATCCCCTTTACCTTGTACTGTACCCTGGTAAATTAACGGAAACATAGCGGTATTATCATCCACAGGAATCTTATCGCCGAGTTGGTAACGACCATTTGGTTGTAAACCCATCTTATTAGATTCTGCAGGACTCATCGAAATCATTGGTAGCTTTGTAGTTCCGGATGTAACTTTGTTTGCCTGTGTGCGAATATGGCTTCTTTTTAGACTCTTGTCTGGCATAGTTGAGAAGATAAGCATTGGTGCACCTTCGTCGCTATCTATGGTAGCATAGAATGTTTCGCCATCTGGGGCAAACTCTTTAGCAAAGTCGACGTTAAAATCAATGGTGACATTCTTTGATGCCTGCACATTTGTACCGCCACCAGCTTTAATCCAGTTTTGAGCATCCTCAACTGCTTCCCTGTCCGATGGTGCCGAACCATTATTCTTTACATTCCCTTTCTTGTCAACAACCATCCATTCAGATGGCTTACCCTGACGATACTTTATTGTCCAGCCGTGAAAATCTATATCAACAACCTTTGCTTTTGGTTTTGCAGCCTGTACTTCATCATTCTGTTTACCTAATATATCAGCAAATGCATTAGCATCAAATGCTTCCATGATATCTTCTAACATAGACTCGTACATTTTGCTACTTCTGTCACCTGTCTTTTGTGCAATTTTATGACTTGCGGTAGCGTGACCTTCTTCGTGTTTAACCATCTTAAACTTAGGTGTTGTTGCAGGATCTAACTGTTCAACACTATTTGAATATTTCTTAAGAGTGTTTACGCTCAGCTCAGTTATCTGCTTAGATGCATGTTTGTTCTTTATTTTCATTGTGCGTTCTGTACGTCTATCGGCTTTATCAGCAACCTTTGGATCATATCCATCTTTGTGCATTTTATCAGTAGCATCACCACGCCACTTGTTTGCACCTGCTGCCCACTTTTCTTCTGCACCCTTGCTTATTTCGGTGACAGTAACTTTCTGTCCCTTCCACGTATCTGTAGTTGGCCCTAATGTTTTTTCGTAGCTAACATCTTGTGCCGGTGCTGAGCGATTGATCCACTGTGCGCTACCTTCTGCTACTTTCTTTTTATCATTATCGAACTGTTTATTTGTTGCTTTAACAATACCACTAAATCTTTTATCTGCAGTTTTTGTGTCGCCTTTCTTATCAGCTTCTGATGCTTGCTTTCCAGCAGCCGCTTTATATTTTCCTAAAACTTCGTTAGAAATTTCGTTTAATGTAGATTCTTCAAACGCAGTAGCACGGTCATCGCGTTGTTGCTGCTCTGCACGATCGTGATCCCTTTGCGCCATATTTCTTTCGTGTTCTTCTGGGCTAACACCTTTGCCGCTAAAGCCGGGTTTTCCTTTATTCTTTTCTTTATGTTGTTGTAAGAAATTCCTTACACGCTCGCCAGCTTCGTCCGGGGTCGGTGTAGTAGATTCTGTATACATTTGGTCAAAGTGCTTAATTTTCATAGGTAATCCCTTCAGTTATCATATTTATCAAATTTATATCAGTTGACTTCACAATGTAGTTTATAGTAAAATAACAGAGCTAAATAACTATCCCGCGTGAGTTTAGCGGGAATTTTAGGAGAGAAAGATGATAACAGCAAAAATCTTGCTTGCATATCTTCTTCAATCCGCCGACATAAGTGGTTTATCCATAGACACTACACAAATAGATCCGCAAGAAGTTTACTGTCTTGCAGAAAATATTTATTATGAGGCGAGAAATGAAGATATTCGTGGGCAGTTTGCAGTTGCTTCTGTTACCCTCAACCGCACCAAAGATGGTCGGTACCCAAACACGGTTTGTGGCGTAGTTCAGCAGTCTGCTCGCTCGCGAATCACTAATGGGCTTGTCTGCGCTTTTTCATGGTATTGCGAAAACGACAAGAAGGGTAAAGAAATACCTGTTAAAAATAAAGACGGGTCAATTAACCAGGCGGTTATTGATCAATTCCAGATAGCTAGCATTGTAGCGATTACTATGCTAAGTGGAAACGTCGAAGATAATACGAAAGGTGCTACGCATTTTCATAACCCGTTTACAAGTAATCCTGCTTGGAAATATCAGTTAACAAAAACAATGCGAGTTGGAAATCACGATTTCTATAAACTACCTGCACCACGGTAATAACACACGGAGAGGGGCCTCGGCCCCGTTTTTATGTCTATATATGAAGACGACAATTGGCGAAACGACCCTGGGTTAAAATCTAAAGTTGTATATAAAAGAAAGTTTGCATTATTACCGAAAAAATGCGAAGATGGCACCATAGTGTGGCTCGGCAATTATTATATAAAATACATATACTGGGGGTTTAAGGGTGTAACCGACTATGACGGGTATAATCTACATACTGACATATGCGAAAGTGTCACTGAAGCAGAATATATAGTAAGAAAGCTCACTGAAGGACTTTAATGAATCTAAATCAGCATGCATACGGCGAGACGAATGTATGGTATCGCTATGATAAAAAGTTTGCATACTTACCTGTGTTAAGTACAAACAAAGAATGGCTGTGGTTCTGCGAATATTACGAAAAATATCTTGTATTTTCGTACGACGAAAAGGAAATTGGCGATATATCATATCTACAATGTAAACTATCTGCAGAAGATGCAGTTGTAGAGAAACTAACTGAAGGCAATTTGACTTTCTAAGAGTATCACTGTATACTATGCATATCGGGAGCAAGATATGCAAAATTTTATAGATTTATTAAATGATGTCGTAACAAACGGTGTCAACAAGGCTGATAGAACAGGTATTGGCTCAAGGTCAGTATTCGGGAGAATGCTGAGATGGGATTTAGCGCAAGGCTTTCCTATTATTACCACACGCAAAGTAGCTTTGCGTATTGCATTTGAAGAAACTATGTTCTTCTTGCGTGGGGAAACACAAACTAAACTGTTAGAAGAAAAGAAGATCAATATCTGGAAAGGTAATACATCTCGCGAGTTTTTAGATAACCGTGGGTTGCAGCATCTACCAGAAGGTGATATGGGTAAGGGATATGGGTATCAGTGGCGTCACTGGGAAACACCTAACCCGGAATATCCACATGACGTAATCGAAACAGACCAAATCGCCAAACTTCTTACCGGCATTAAATCTGATCCATATGGTCGTCGACATGTTGTTACAGGGTGGAACCCGGGTCAACTAAACGAAATGGCACTACCGCCGTGTCATATGCTTCAGATGCACTCAGTTGAGCCTACATCCACTGAGTTTACTATAGGTGATGGCAAATTGCATACCTGCTTTGTTATGCGAAGCAACGATGTGCCGTTTGGCTTACCATACAATATCATGAGTTATGCATTGCTCAATCATATCTTTGCTAAACATCTTAACTTAGAAGTCGGTGATCTTGTTTACATGGGGTGGGATGTGCATATCTATCAAAATCAAATGAAGATGGTTGACGAACAACTCACTCGTACTCCGTTAGCACTTCCTAAAATCAATATTAAAAAAGATTTAATCACATTAGATGATATTCTAAGTCTACAGTGGGAAGATATTGAGCTCACTGGGTACAACCCACATCCCGATATTAAGGATAAGCCGGAGATGGCAAAATGACTACAGACGATCTTGAAAAGATTAAACTTGTCGATCAGGTATTCAAATCACTTTCCTTAGACGATATTAAATCACTACTTAGTGCTGATTTACTTGTAGGCAAGCTTAAGGCACATGATAATTCGGAAGGGACTATTTTAAAAACATTCCAAGAATTAAGTATGTTGCAAGTTGAGATGATTACACTAAGAATGGACCACAGTGTGCTGAAAGAAGACTTTAAGTCGATGCTTAAGGTTATGCAGACATTATCTACACCGGTAACACCTATGCCGGCATATAGTCCTGAATTGCAAAATCTAAAATCAAAATACGGCGTGTATTAATACTGCGATGCTAAATACTGTTGTTACACAATGGTAACAAAAATCAAAAACAAACCATCACAAAGGAAGGTTATCTATGTCATATAATAAAACAAAATGCGACCCAGAATTGGGCAAACAAGTTCATGCACATTTAGTAGCAATGGGCGTCGAAACACCAGTAGTTCAGAATAATGTGGACCGTAAAGATAAAATCGATGTAATCGAAAAACACTTTGCTGTTATCATGGAAACACTTGGGTTAGATTTAACAGACGACAGTTTAATGGATACACCAAAGCGCGTTGCTAAAATGTATGTTAACGAAATCTTCTGGGGATTAGACTACGAAGCATTTCCAAAATGCACTACAGTAGACAACAAAATGAAATACGACGAAATGGTCGTAGAGCGTAATGTAAATGTTCAATCCAACTGCGAACATCACTTTGTTATTATCGACGGGGTTGGCACAATAGGTTATATCCCGAATCAAAAGGTATTAGGCCTATCTAAAATTAATCGTATTGTTGAATATTTCAGCAAGCGACCACAGATTCAAGAAAGATTAACAGAGCAAGTATATCATGCTCTACAATACATCCTTGAAACGGATAATATTGCAGTGGTAATTCATGCTCAACACTATTGCGTTAAAAGCAGGGGCGTTGAGGATACAGGATCAAGCACTGTTACGAGCAAGCTCGGCGGTGTGTTTAAGTCTGATCCGAATGTCAGAACGGAATTTATGCGTTTAGTTTCCTTAGGGGAATAAAATGAGTAGGTCAGGGCTAACACCGTACCAAGATGAGTGCTTGGAAATTCTCGTCGAAGAATGTGGCGAAGTTGTGCAAGAAAAAAGCAAGATCTTTAGATTTGGGTGTCACGAAGAAAGCCATAAGCACCCCGGCATGTCACATGCAGAATGCTTAGAGCAAGAGTTAGGTGACATCTTAGCAATGATAGAACTTGTCCAGTTAAGCGGAATAGGCATTTCTGCTTCTGGGCTGGAAGCTGCAAAACAACGCAAATTAGAAAAAGTAATAAAGTGGATGACCCACACAAAGGATTAAGCATGACACCAGTAACTTATAAATGGACATCAACAAAAGAATATATTGATGCATTTCCGTGTGCATATAGACAGTGGAAATCCGATTCTCATTGTAACCTAAATCACGGGTATAGTTTTAGTATGAAATTTTATTTCGGTACCGATGACCTGGATGCTCGTAACTGGGCAGCAGATTACGGCGGTCTTAAAGAACTAAAGAAAATTTTAGAATCACAATTCGACCATACAACACTTGTTGCACAAGATGACCCGGAGTTAGAGTTCTATAAGGAAATGGAAAGACGCAAACTTGCAAAGCTAACTATTCTTCCACGCCTTGGTTGCGAAGGGCTTGCAGATATGTTATACAAGTATGTTAATGGTGTGTATATTCCGGATATGTGGGGCGAAGGCGAAGCAAAGCGTTTGTGGTGCTATAAAGTTGAAGTGCGTGAGACGCAAGCGAATATGGCGTTCCGCGAAGGCCACCGTGAGTGGAACGAAGACTTGTTTGTTTAAGGAGGTACTATGTCAGCAGTAAGTGATGCAGCAGAGAAGTGGCTTACCCCTACTTTAGAAGAGCAGGTAAAGCTATTGAAGAAGAAGGAATGCCCACATAACGGCGGTTGGACTTTTTATTGCCACGGACACAACGATAGCGCGTACACATGCAACTTATGTGGTAAAATGGACTACTATTGAGACAGATAAATATTAAATGATATTTACAATACTTACTTTTCTTGCTGCATTATCTGTAGCAGGCGTTGCAGAATGGTTTTCGGTTGTTGGCATTATGTCTATTTACGCAGGGGCACCATTCCACGCCGGGCTTATTATGGGATTGGTTTTAGGATTTGCTAAACTGGTAACAGTTAGCTGGCTGTATCGCAACTGGGCATCTGCTAATTGGAAAATAAGAGCACCAATGGTGTATTTCACGGCTGCTCTTATGATTGCAACAAGTATAGGTGTTTTTGGATTTTTAACAAAGGCACACTTAGAGCAAGGTGCTGCTACAGTTGATAATAGTGCTAAGGTTGAGAGATTAGAACAGCAAATAGCAAGAGAAAAGTCTACCATCACTGATAACGAGAAAGTTATAGCACAGTTAGATTCTGCAATCAATTCTTATATAGGAAAAGATAAGACAGACAAAGCACTAGCTATTAGGAAATCACAGGCCCCACAGCGCAAGCAGCTAAGAGACGA